AGAACGGTGAATAATTCGCGCATCAGTGATCGCCTGATTCCGCCATTTCGGATCGCGTTACCGCTAATCACAGGCACCGTGGGATACTCTGGCAATGACACGATTGACATCCGTCGAAGCGGTAATGCGTTACCTGCATCGGCCCCGAACGCTGAGTGGCTGAGCGGCGAAGTAAGGTGAAATATGGCAATCATGCTTATGCTCCTTTGCGCTGCTTGCGGTACTCAGCCATCCGACTGAATGCAAGCGCATGGACTAAATCTGTACGATCTCGTAGCGACTTACTGATGGCCTCGCTATCTGCTTGATCTATAGTCGATAGCGTCGAGACAACATCCGCTGACGCAGACACGCCAACCTGGCATTCTTCTATCAGTCGCGAGATCAGCGTGTCTAATGGCAATCGACGCAATCGACGCAATCGACGCAAAAAATAGCCTCCCCAAAAATACTTACCATCGTCGGCGCGCATTTCGGATCCCCACACCAAATTCGCTAGCAACTCGGCTGCTCGAGCGTCAGTCGGATCAATCATGTCACTTACCTCATTCTGCTCATTGTTAACCTCGACCTGTGGCGCTGCGTACACGATGAGGTCAAGGATTGGATGGCCGCGCAATTCGCGTAGCAAACACTCTGCCGCATCAATAGCAGCAACGTGTTTCGTCATAAATTTCGGCGGATAGTGACCTGAGAGAATCGCGCCCTTAGTCGCGCCGAGATGGCGCAAATTCAGAACACATTGCGCCACTTTCGGATTAGGCTTCCATACGATGGTGCCTTCATCAGATCCGATAGCCCACCACTCAGGGGTCGAAATACCCGCGCGCAACCAGTGATGGCGCTTGCGCGACATTGCCCATGACAAGACTTCTCCACCGCTCGATACCTCATCGGCGCCGATAATGATAGACCACCACCCCTTTTGATCGAGTGTCACAAAAGATGCACACGTCACACGCACGGATGTCGTGCGCAACGGCGGCGGATCATCGCCGGGGCGTCCCGACATGAGCCGCGCACATCCGACGCAGACATCCTGCGCACCAGAATCAGCGAGCAAATCATAATCTGTAAAGTTCGATCCTAACCCTTTCATAACCGGTAGCGCGGCGTCGAACGCAGACGCACCGCATACTGCACAGCGACACCCTTTGCCCTCACTGACACCTAGTGCACGAGCAAGCATGTGCCGCGGCGCAATTGGGCCGGCGATGTGAGATTTGTGCTCGCGGATGTTCATTAAAATCTCCAAGCAATCCATTTAACGACGCGGGAATCTGGATCGCACCAATGATATTTTGCTCTGCCAACCAGATGCAGTCGTTCCTGTTGCGCAAGCAACCGAATAGATGGCGCGAGCGGTTCGAGGCGGGACCGCTTACGCGCCGGTGCTATCCCGCTTTGCCGACGATCTGTAATCGTTCGTGCTCCGCAAGTACCAGCATCCACTTCATCCACGCACGCAGCCACATCTCGTCGCGTTCTGAGCGCGGGATCGTCGTCGCCATGTCGCGTCCGTCGAGAACGTTGTGGCATCGGAAGCAGGCGGGGATCACGTAGAGATCTGCCGGCTTGATACCGGTCCCGCCGCCGCACCAGCGCTTCGGTCCGTGTGCCGCGACGACGGTCTGGTTCTGCTTGCCGCAGATCTGACAGGGATACTCGCGTACGAGGCTGAGCAGTGTCTTGTTGCGATACATTGTCATGCCTCGAAATAATATACGGAAACGCACGTTGACGCGTGTTCCGCATACCTCTTCTGTGCTACGAGTTCGACAATCTGCGCATCGTCACGCCACAAGATCCCATTGCAGGCGTCCATGATCGTTTTCGCGAAGTTGTCGATGTCAGGTTTGCCAGAAGGCATGATCTCTAATGCGTAAGCCTTATTCTTCTTTACGTTGGACCAGCTTTTCGGACAAGACAAGTAAAACTCCAGCACCAAACGGATTGGTCCTTCGCATTTCTTTTTCGTTCCAAGACTCTGGAGCGCTAACCATCTAACGTCTCTCTCATGCAGTTTCATTTCACTCGGCGCGTACTTCACCAAGCGCCCATTGACGATACCCACGCGATGCCGTGCCTTTGGCATTGGCGTGCCTGGTATGATGAAGCTGCAATGAGGATTCATCCAACGTGACTCCACCGCTCCCGCGACAGCACTCGCTCGATCGTGTGTCGGGTCACGCTGAACTTCTCCGCGAGCTGCATGTTGCTCAGCTCTCGCGCTCGTTCGAGTAGTGCCGTACGCTCAGCGCCGAGTTGCCGGATCCAACGAACGTCCTCCTCCGTCAGTCTCGCGTTGTAGTGATCCTCTCCTCGTTTCGCGGTCTGATACGTTCCCGCCATGAACCGTGATCCTCACGTTGAATTGGTGGCCTCGTGAAACAGCATCGGCAAGCTCGTACTTACACATGCGTATGAGCTTGTCTACGTCGTCAGGGGTTTGGATGATCACGACGCCTCCGTGAACAGATCTCCCGCATCCGCTCTCGCGCGCCGGAGGTTGTCACACGCCACACTCCAGTACGCTCGCTTCAACTCAACGCCAACGAAGCGCCGATTCATCTGGATCGAGACGTAGCCCTCGCTGCCGATACCGGCGAACGGAGAAAGGACCAAGTCGCAAGGATTCGTCCACAGCTCGACGGCTCTTTCGATCACATCTAACTGGAGCGGACAGATGTGGCGTTCATCTTCGTTCTCTCTGGCATGACGGAACTGGAGCGTGCGCGATGGGTTGATATCCATCCACACCGGAGAAGCGTATCGCTGCCACCGCGCGACCGGAAATGAGTCGTTCGTCTTGGTCACCGGCTCCGGGTTCGTACCGGGCTTGCGCATGGTCACGAGGTAATCGGGCACTCCTTGGCGACTCATAGCGCTGTCTTTCTTGAGCTGCTTGTGGAGCAGCCCGAGAGCTTTCGTGCGCTGCATGGCGGTAACCGGATCCTTCCAGATGCAAACCTCGGAATGGAAGATCCAGCCGGCTGCCTCGAATACGCGAATCAGCTCGCCGCGGAAATCTCGCAAGCCGATCACGCCGTGATGCTGCTTGCTGGTTGGCAGGTTCATGCAATGGAACGAGAGTAGCCGCCCGGGCTTGGTCACTCGCAAGAGCTCGGGCACGAGATACGCGAAGTGTTCCGCGAACTCTGCGTCGTCTTTGCAGTTGCCCATGTCGCGGTCACTTGCGCTGTAGGTGTACAGGCTCGCGAATGGCGGCGAGAAGATGGTGTAGTCGATCGTGTCCGAATCCATGCGTGAGACCGTCTCGACACAATCTCCGAGATACAGATCCCACCCTTCGCCGGACTCTTTCGTCTCGTTGTAGTCGTCTCGCATCAGGGTTGCTCCTGTGATTTCCTGGCGCATCGCGTCGGCCATGTGCGCGATCATCTCACTGCTCATCGCAATGTGTTGCGCCTCCTTGCGTTTGATGTTCTCGAGCACCTGTCCCTCGGCTTCGGACGTGATGATGTGGACTTCCACCTTTCGCTGCTGGCCGAACCGCCAACAACGCCGCACCGCCTGATACATCTGCTCGAACGAGTGTGACAGCCCAACAAAGGCAACGTGCGCGCAATGCTGGAAATTCATTCCGAACCCACAGATCGAGGGCTTGGTCACGAGGACTCTAAGGCCGCCAGAAACGAAGTCGAGCATCGCCTGCTCTTTCGCATCCATGCTGTCCGCGCCTGATACCGCAACCGATCCCGGGATCGCTGCTGCGAGCGCATCAGATTCCGCGTTCAGGTTGCACCAGACGATCCACGGATCATCGCTGGCCTTGATCATCTCGGCGGCGACCGCAACGCGATCGGTCAGTGAAGCCTTGCGCGCTGCTCGCTGATCGGAAAGCGTCAGCGCGGGGCGTGAGAACAACTCTCCGGGCGATGGCGTTTCGTCACGAACCACGTGCTCGATCATTTCCAATGGCGGCAAGTCATATCGCGAATCGTCATAGCCGAGATCGGACGGCTTGCGAATCACGACCGCCCACGTTGCCAGCCACGACCAGAACCGCTTTGCGCCGTGGCCTTTCAGCCGCCACTTGCTGGTATCGCCGCCGTCGTGCACGAAGAACGATGACAACATTTCGTCGCGAGACAGGACGCCGAGGAATTCACACTGGTTGCCTAGCTCCATGTAATCGTTCGGCGCCGGCGTCGCGGTGCAACTCAATCTGTACGGCACGATCTTGGCGGCGTTGATCAACGCGCTTCGCGTCTTGCCGTCGTGCGCCTTCAGGATGCTGGACTCATCGAGGACCACCCCGCCGAACGATGCTAGCTCGAAGTGCGACAGCATCTCGTAGTTCGTGACGACGATGCGAGAATCGAGCGGGCTGCGCGCATACTGCGCCGTGATACCGAACTTGTCGGCCTCTCGAACCGTCTGTTGGGCTACCGCGAGAGGCGCAACAATGAGGACCGGACGATCCGTGTGTGTCGCTACCTGATCGGCCCATGCAACCTGCATCGCGGTTTTGCCGAGACCAGTGTCGGCGAAGATGGCGGCTCGCCCACGACGACAAGCCCATTCGACGATGACGGCCTGGAAGTCGAACAGGTTGCTCGGCAACTCCCGGCAGACGAAACCATCCGGCAACGCAACCGCTCGCTTGCTTTGCAAGAATTCCGCATATGAGTCGAATGTCATCTCAGTCACTCCATCCCTCCACAAACTCCAAGCTGCTCATTCGCTTCCCGTCTCCGTCTCGGTCCAGTAGCTCTCGGAAGAAGAGTTGCCCTTCGGGCCCGATGAGAGACCATAACTCTCGTCGACCAATCGGCGTACAGGAGCAGTTCTCGCAGAGAGAAGTTGCAGGCTCGATCGATGCAGCCATAAAGCGAAGTTGCCGCCGGATGGCCCGTGCCTTTGTTTCTCCACCTTCAGCCATATGTCGGGTTCCTCCATGATGGATGTTCGCTGCTCGTGTTCGGGCTTGTTCGCCTCGTCCTGCTTCTTCGTGTTCGCGCTGACGAAGAAGACATTGGTTGCTAGATCCGTCAGCTCGCCGGCACCCTTGATCTGGTCGGCGTCGGCCTTGCCGCCTTGATCCTTTCTGAAGTGCGCCACGAGATGGATGGTTGCGCCGGTTGACTTCGCCACGCCAGCGAGAGCACGCGCAAACTTGATCTGCGCCTCGTTTTTGTCGAAGCTCGACTTGGCTCGGAAGTTGATCATCATCAGCGAGTCGATGAGAACATGCGTCGCGCCGATCTCGTTGATCGCGTAACGGCACAAGCCGATCATGCGTCTCGCTTCCGACACTCCCTCCGGCTCGTCGTAGAACCACAGATGACCATCGGCCCAGGTGTAGAAACGCTCCTGGTATTCGTACGTGGGATCGTCCACGCCGAGCGCCTGG